TTCTCAGTTCCCCTATTAGTAACCATTCAAAAGGCTGAGGAGATTTTAAAAGCGACGGATAACGATCAGACTAAACAAAATAAAAAAGCTTCTTCTGATTATTCGCTAGATGAACAGTTACCTGATAGTCAGCTTACGGATTATTACTATGTTCAGGGAGCAAAATATTGGTATGACCGGTTAGATCCGAACTTATTATATACTGAACTTTTCCTAACGAAACGAGATTGGAAACCGTCTAAAACAATTGATTAAGGATGCATAATTTTTATGGAATAAAGAGAAAGACTGATAATTTTAGAAAAGGCATATATGTTGACCCATATGATGAGCCGACTTATTTGACATTTGCTTTAGATTTTAATTTTGGAGAAAATTCAAGTTCCCTTACTGGAAATCACCTATGGGAGTCTCCACTCTTTAATCGCTCTGAAAACAGTGCCGCTGATTTTCTAGAGAGTAGAGGATATACTGCTCAGCAAAATGGAATTGTCACATTTAGGGAAATACTTAGATATCTTACATTTAATGCTCCATGGTATTTTCAAGAGATATCCGGACTCGATAAAATGTGGCAAGCCGGGACGAATATTGATAAAGCAAACAAAGGAGTAACGCTGACCATCAATACTCTAGAAGCGGTCGATCTTCGAATCGCTCAAATGGCTGACATATATCGTAATGCGATTTATGATAAGAGGTACATGAGAGAAAGAGTTCCCGATAACTTAAGATGGTTTTCAATGGACATTTACATAGCCGAAGCAAGAAACCTTAGATATAGATTACCTGGAGTCGCGGGTAATGTTGCAAATACTCTAGGAATTAATACTGGGCTCTTAAGTAATATTACAGGAAGCGGTAATGTATTATCTAATGTAATGGAGCAGTATGGATTTGTCAAATTTAGATGCAGACAATGCGAATTTGATTTTTCTGAAAGTTTTTCAGGAGGAAATAGATTAAGCGTTGCGCTAACAAACGGCAAGACTGAAATGGCATCAAATAGCTTTAAAATAAACGTTGGTTACTTTGAGGAGGAGAGCGAATATGCAAATGGAACTAGATTATTTGACGATCCGATCAAAACGAATATCAGAAATCCATGGTCTGCTCAAAACCTAGGAACCGCTGCTCAAAACGTGGGTTCGTTCTTAAGTGGACTGCCTGTGATTGGAGATAATATTACTAATGCTGGAGAAGCCCTACAGAATGCATTTGCTCAGGTTGGAGGCCTAATAAATCCTTCCTTACAGGCAGCAAGTCAGTTTTTAAATCCAAGTCCAAATAATCTTGGAAATATTTATGGAAATGATTAAACTTTGACTTAAAACTTGATATAAAATTACATGGACCAGAATCACGATATAGATAAACGAGCGTCGGACTTACTAGACAAACAATTCTTAGGTATAATTGAAGATCCAAATGATCCTCGAAAAGAGGGCAGAGCTCGAATAAGAGTGGTCAGCATTCACGATGGACTCGATGTTGAGGACCTGCCGTGGGCATATCCAAAACAAAAGAGCTCCTTTTTTGGTCAGGACGGTCGCGGAGGATCATTATCTGTGCCTAAAAAAGGATCGATTGTTGCTGTACGATTCGATAATGGAAATCCATACTCTCCAGAATATTATTCGTTGCATGAGATTGCTGAAGACGTGCGCGAGGAGTTGGGCAAGGAGGGAGAATATCTAGGTTCGCATATTGTTCTTTTTGATGGGGACGAGGAACTTAAGATTTGGTTTACCCTCAGCAAAGGTCTTACTCTGCAATTAAAGGGATCCCGAATAAACATTGCTAGGGATAAGTCGATCAATATCGAACATGATCAATCTCAATCATCCATAACTCTGCAAGGAGGAACAATTACTATACATTCAAACTCAAGGATTGAAGCAACAGCAGGTAGTGAAATTGAAGCTGCTTCCAATTCCATTTGGTTAAATGGTAATTTTGTGGATTTGGGTCACAATCCGGTAAAAGGACCAGCCGTGCTTGGAGACAAATTGTATGCACTATTGATAGGCATGGCAGCCGCAGTGGACGGCAAGTTTCCACCGACTCCTGGAGCGGTAAGCGGAATCGTTGAGACGGCCAGGGAAGCCATGCTATCTAAGACGGTTAGGGTTTCCCTTTAATATAGAGATTTTCGATATTTTCGAATCTTAAGAATCGATTAAGTTCGGAATGAGGGGTCGCCGAAACCATTCGAAAGCCGATATTGCGTAATCTTTTAAAATTATGTATGACTCGTTGAAATCTAGGGTCATACCAATTACTTTGATTTTTATTTAGGGCATTAGGGTAATCTAATTGCTTCCAAAAGTGACTAGGACTACACCATTTTAACGGAACTCCAGCAATGTAAAATGTACAGTCATTAATCTTTTCATAATGAGTTGAAAAAAGTAACATAGCCGTTGTTACAGAGTCAGGAAACATTCGACGCGTGTTGACTTGACGGTTATACACATTTACCCAATTGGGTATGGGTTTTTTGCTGGCCCTTAACCAATCACTTGAGTAGATCTCAGAAGTATCTTGCAATTGGGCAAGCAGTTCAGGATGCGCCCCTAATTCTTGAACGATATCATAGTCGTGAAAAAATAGATAGTCGGGTTTGTGTTTGAGCCAGATTCTATTTACACCTAACGTGATCACGGACGGGTCTAATCGATCAAAGTCAATCTCGTTGATTTGAGGAGAATTACCTAAGACTAATATGTGTTTACCCCCTTTAAGTGCCATTCTGCTGAATTCATATTTTTATCATCGATAAAGAGATCATAGATGGGTTTTCCAAATCTTAGCTCATGATATTTGACTCCCCACTTCTTAAATTGAGATTCTGTCAATTCGCGCCAATCAGTTCCGCTACCCGTTCCTCGAGCCGTCCAATAAATTATAGTATGGCCTTCATCATATAGAGCATTGGCTTTTTCAATTGCGGGTATGATCGGCACTGCCGATTCATAGTCCACTGGCGAATGTAGTTTACATATCGTATCATCAATGTCTATAAAGATGATCATACGACAGTAATGTTATTTTCCTCCTTGTATTTTTGCCATTTTTCTCGGGTCATCATGTCTGGAAAGCGTTCTCCGTTATTACATGAGGAGTTTACATACATTTTTCCAGGTACAGAACAGCCACAATACTTACAGTATCCCTGTTTTACACAGTCATCCTTGCAGATATCCATTCGATAAAGCACTTGTTCCTTTTCATGATGAGGAAGGATATCGAATTGGTCTCCCAACATCTTTAAGTTACCTTCAATGAACTGAAGAATTTTAGTTGAAGTTATTTTCATCTTGAGTAAGTTCTTTTAGTTTTTCTTGATACCAATTAATCAACCAGCCGTTTAGATAATTTGAATGCGCAAGTTCAGACTTAATTAGATCGACATACTTTTGTCTTGAGCTCTTCATTTGCCTCTTAATGATTTTCTTTTTGAAAGCTCAGAATCAAGTATCTTACGTGGTCCATAGCCTCCTCTGGCGAGCTCAATATCCCTAATGCTCTTAACCAATTTAATTAGACCTTGAGGTTCAACTGAGGCAATCTGATCACTTCCCCATAGGGAGCGGTCTAACGTAATATGTCGCTCTATCCAGTTTGCACCCAACAGGGTAGCCGCAATTGTTGTAGTCAGTCCAAATTCATGACCAGAATAACCGACATCAAATGACTTACTGAAATCTCCACCTCGAGAAATGTCCTTAAGATACTGAATGTAATCTAAATTAAGTTCATTAGAAGGAGACGGATAAGTCGAATTGGTGTGCATCACAACATCAGGCTGACCGACTTCAATTGCAATATCGATCTCTTTTTGGGTACTCATGCCGGTTGAAATGATTAGGAAATCACAATTTTCTCGAGCATATTCCAATAGATCAAGGTCCGTGATTATGGCAGATGGAATTTTCATCATTACTCCCCATTTATTATTAGGCAAGAGCGTTTCGAATCCCCTTAAGAAATCAACAGCAGTCTTATCCCAAGCGGATGCAAACCATTTGATTCCTTTTTCATCACAATATCTATCAATTTCTTTATAATCGTCTGTACCCAGTTCCGAGTCTAATTTGTACTCAAAATAAGTAGTTTCCTCTTTTCTCCAAGGAACAGATTTGGGTAGACTCTTTTGTTCTTCAGGTACACAAAGACTAGGAGTGCGCTTTTGAAATTTTACGTAATCACAGCCCGCAACTGACGCAACGTCGATAAGCCTTTTGACATTGTCCATAAACTTTGAAGGATCTTCCCCAAAAGCAAAGTTTATTCCGATCTCTGCACAAATAACAACCTTTTTCATAATATATTATTTCTTTTTAGTTCTCCAAGTTATCCAAGGCGACCATTTTGCAGAGGATTTGCCTGTTTTAGCATAATCTCTAACGATCCCATTCTTTTTTAACCAGGCTCTACCTATGTCTTTAGATATTTCATGAGATTTTCTCCATAAAACGCTCCTATACGTATTTAGTCCTGCTTTATTTTTTCTAAATATCATTTTCATTTGATATTCAGGATTGGACGCTGAATTCATTAAGGGTAAATATCTTTTAACTATCTCGGTTCTAAATAAAGAAGGTATAAAGCAGGGTTCTCCTAATTCATTTTTAAGCATTACCTTTTTGTTCAATACGCATTGGATATTATGCTCCCCTACTTTCTTTATCATGGTTGCAACATCGACTCTTTGTTTCAGCATCCAATCGTCTTCTAGATGAAAGAAGTATTCTCCTTTTACTTGAGAAAAACACCATATTATTGCAGCCGCAAAATTAGGTTCTTTTGGATAATTAGCAACTACTTTACCGAAATATTTTTTAGCTACTTTTTCCATCTCTGAAATATTGGAAGAATCTGGAGCAGGGTCAATGTTTATATAAAGAGTTGATTTTTGAAAATCAATTCCCTTTAATCTGGAAACATATGAACTATATGTTAGATCTAATATCTCAGGCCTATTACATGAAGTGGTTGTAAATTCTAAAGCTATTTCTGCCATTGTTGATAAGGGATATTGAAGATATTTTGACATTGAGTCAACTTCATTTTTCCTGATTTTGGAAAAATTATTTTATTGAACGTAAAATTTGTACTTTGTTCATTCACTGATTTTATACGACTAACTAGCTCAGAGGTTCTATTTCGCTGGAATATCGCCCTAGTCGTGGATGCATACTTCACAGTAAGATTTTTTCTCACTGTTTCCATGTGATGCATTTTTATCTCAGATTTGTTGAATTGATGTGATTTTTTACCACCATTCTTTATTCCACGAGTAGGATCGACCCTTACGAAAAAATTAGATGTCATTTTTGCTGCTGGGTTGATTTTACAGATAAATGGAACATGACTTGAGTCAAATCCGCGATGAATAATAGGTAAATTAACATAATTGATGAATTTCACAGCAGTTATGTCATAATCATTGATCTCAATTTCCCTTTTTGCCCTTTTAAATTCGCTGGATTCGTAAAACTCATCAACATCCATGCATAAGTAGTGCGTGCAGCCTTTATTTAGACATACATTTAATCCAAATTGCCTTTTTTGAAGTTCGTAATGCTTTACTTTCTTAATATTTTTAGTATTTGCGCCCCTGACCGGAATAAAACGATCGAAATCGATTAAATCGTCTATTAAATTTGATTTTTTGAGCAGCTCTAGATTCTGAAGATCTTCTTTGGAAATTGGATGGCCAAACCATGATCTTTTTTGATATAATACGCAGATATAATCGACGTTATTCCTAATCTGTCGAATCGAGTGTTCTAATAATTCAGTTCCATCAAATGCGATATATGCTACGCCTAATTTCATATCCAAAAATCTACATTTAACCATTCTTCTCCGACATATGGATAGTTTTTCATCAGATCGGGTTGAACAGTTCCTATTTTTTTACTTTCTTCTTTTATTAATTCTATTATATGATCATAATCTCTATACTTAATAACCCATTGATAATCATTTGATGAATTAGTTATTGTAGAGCGTCCCATTTTAGCAAGTTCTCGAATAGTAGTTCTTCCTGCACCTGATGATAGATTTATACTTACAAATGATTTATCATAATATTTAGATTTTAAATCATTAGGAGAAATATATGTAGACGCACCAGTTTCAGACATTCCAAATATTATTTCCCAATCTAACTTATCTTGTAATCTTAATAAATCGTCATACTTAAATATTTTACGTCTTCCCATTTTACCAATATGGGCGTATATCTTATTTCCAAGTGGGCTTGGTTTAAATATAGAATAATCTTGAGTTTCTATAATGACATCTCTAGTTTTAAATATACTTGGAATTTTAAAGAACTGAGACGTTATTAAGATCAAATTAGGAGATGGCTTAATTAAATTTAAATATCTATTATCTGATGGGGACATGAACATTAGTATTTTAAATCCTTTATGGTTATTAATAGTATCATGCTGCCCTAAACATCCAAAGAAAAAGCATGGGGCGTCTGGATTATGGTAATCTAATAGATTCCACCTTTTATTGAACTTATCTAGAAAATACTTAGCATCTGGGCTACTTGATGATTGAATAATCTTATCTATCATTTAATCTATTTTTTTTAGAAATATATGCTCTATTTTTAAAAGCTTCCTTCCGGCTGATATGTGATTATTAATAACTTGATAATTTCCTAATTGAGTTGCGTTATTCTCAAGATAGTCATGACCTATAATATCATAGGTTTTTTCTTGTAATTTTCTTAATGTTGATCTTCCCTTTGCTCTATTTAAAACTCCTGCAACAACTCCACTGTATTCAGTTTCATTAATTTTTTTTATTATTCTAAATCCATATACTCCAATATCATCTTCAGCAACTAATACAATAGATCCATCTTTATTAAAGAAATTAGTTAAGCTTTTCATGTAATATTCTTTAGATTGGGATTCTGTAAAAAAGTCTCTATTTTTAAATCTATTATAAAATTTATGGTGATTGAAGTAACATTCTTCCATAATATTTATTAGATCATTAAAATCCTCATCTTTTGATAATCTGATGCCATCTGTATTTGATTTAGATTTACTTATTAAAGTCTGAAACTTTACCATAGATTCAACTAAGGTAAAACCTAAACTCTGAGCTAATTCAATATCTTTATATTGATTAGTAGGTATTCTCCATTCTAGAACACATGGAGTATTTGCTTGAGCGTTGGCTATTTCTAAGCACTTTGATGATTTTATATCATACCATGTTCTTCCATAGAACTCGCTCATCCATTTATTAACTTCTAACATTCTTATAAAATTTTGCAGGGTTTCCAAACCATATTTCCCCATCATTTACTATATTTCTAACTTGTGAACATGCTCCAATAATACAGTTTTTTCCAACACTTGAACCTGGAGCCAACATTACATTTGCTCCTATCATAGTATTATCTCCAATAGTACCCGCATGTAAATCTACTCCTTTATTAAAATCTAGAGTTGTACTGACAAATCCATATTTAATTGTTACGTTGTTTCCAATAATAAAGTCTGCGCATATTGTACATCTGCTTCCGAATGTACAATTGTCTCCAATTACTGCATTTTCTCTAATTTCATCATATGCAGTAAACTTACAATTTTTTCCAATTTTAGCATTTCTTCTTATTATAGAAAAAGGTCCAATTTTACAATTATCTCCAATTTGAGCACCATCTTCAATTATTACGTATTCAGAAATTTCTACATTCTCTCCAATTATAGCATTTTGAGATATCATATTATTATATTTTTTTATTATCTTTAAATATTGGAAATTCAGTTAAATCTCTATATCCATTTAATTCATCTAAGTCTCGATTATGCTCTGGGTAATTTTGCATTAAACATAAACCTTGTGATGCCTCCTGTGGAGTCATATACATATTCCATCCATAAGATTCAATGCTATCTTCCTTGTAGTATTTTTCGCTTCTTCCCTCATATCTCGCTTTTTTAAACCATTCTACTGCTTGCTCATTATCTGTTAATATCATTCCACCTTTTCCTATTCCTAGCTGTTTTTTAATGTGGAACGATAGGCACATAAATGATCCTGGTATATACATATTTGAGGTCAACCTTTTAGCTGAATCATATATTGGATATGGCTCGAGCTTATATATTCCCTTCCAATGATTAGCTGTCGGGCTAGTATTAAATACTACTTCACCGCCTGCATGAATAATACTCATTGGAACAGACAAATATGTTTTAGATGGGATTGTAACTTCTTTTACTTCTAAGTATTTACAAGCTAAGAAGAGAGCGTTAGTGCAGCTATCTACAGATACCGCAAATGGAGCTCCAGTATAGTGAGCTATTTCCTCTTCAAACATTCTAACTATTTTATAAGGATTGTGTTTGTGTATTGGCATATTATTTAATTATTTTTATATTCTAGATAATACATATTAGAATCTTCTGATACGATACTAAATTTACATTTTTTAAATAGATTTAAGCTTGCAATATTATCTTTTAGTATTTTTGCAGTAGCCTCAGGTTTAATTTTAATTAATTCACTTAACATAAATGTTCCTACTCCTTTTTGTTTATAGTTAGAAGAAGTACATATTCTAATATCTTTATCAATTACACCAATATATCCAATAGGATTACTTTCATATAAGCATACATAATAACAATCATTATATTTATTCATGTACTTAATTTGATCATCCTTTGAAATATCGATTTTCTCAAGAAATCCGTTTATATTATTTGAATCAAGTCGAAGTTCTCTGATAAACTCCCAATATTTAGATTCATTTTTTACTAATTTAAATTTCATTTCATTTCTGTTTATTTACTTTACCTCCAGAAGTCAAGATGGGTCCACTCACTACCTATAAATATATTTTTAGTACTTGTACATATGTCATACCTAATTTTTCCAATGTATTTAGATTCATCTTCTATTAATTTTATAATATCAGAAGTAGACTTATACGATAAGACATTAGGTAAGTTTCCTAACCCATTTCCTATTGTCTTTCTACCCATATGCCCAAGCTCAAACATAGCAGTACATCCACCTTTAGGAGTAGGCTTAATATATATAAATGATTTTTTATAATAATTTTCTAATAAATTATCAATTGACTCGCGTTCAGTATATATCACCGTATCCTCTCCAAAGTGTTTTATTATTGGAGATATTACTTCGTTCCATTTAAAGTATGATTCTCGGTTTCCATTGACTCCTCTATATGCGTATATCTTATCTCCAAGGGGAGTAGGAGTAAAATTAGAATAATCTTTTAATGGTATGTATATTTGTTTATGAGATATCCCATTAGATTTTAATATATCTGAAAACTCTCCTGAATATGCGCCAGTATAAGATCGATTAGCATCAATTACAGACTTAACTAATTGCAGGCTATTAGGTTTCATATCGCCTCCTCCCCAGACTACTATCGAAATCCCTTTATGATTTATAAATGCTTTTCTATCTATGTCTGAATACATTCCAAAAAATACTGCAGGTTTACGGATATCACTGTATTTTTTGAATCCCCATTTGCTTCTAAAATTAGACCCAAATGTTTTTTCAAGAGTTGGAGATACATATGCTTGAGATATTTTCATAGTTTATTTTCTTTTTCCTGCTAATATATCTTTATGTTTAGTCTTTTCAATTCCGCGTCGTTTATTATATTCTCCATATAAATATTCTTGATGTAGCTTAGGTCGTCCAGGTACTCCTGGATTAAATCTATCCATTTGTTCTGCATAATATGGATCCGTTATATATTGCTTATTTTGAAGATCCTTTAGACCAGCAACTTCTTTACAAAAAACTCTTGCAAAATATCCCATCTTAACTCCCTCAGGTAGCCTAAATCCTCTAGTTGAATTAAATAATCTTTTTCTAATCATTGATGCAGCTAGTCCAGTTTCTGGCCATTTATATGAATATTTGTTATGTCTTCTTTTTTCTATTCGATGATCTATTGGATAATTAAAGAAGGTGACAATACCACAATCTTTATTTTCATTGAATAATCGAACACATGCCTCATCCCATCCTCTATGAAACCACATGTCGTCATTAAGCATAACAAAAAACTCACTGGTAGATGCATTAATTACCTTATTGAAAGTTTTAGTACTTCCAAGATTTTCTTCATTGATAATAATTTCATCTATCTTACCATGTGATTTCATTTCATTAAGCCATTCATTAGTTCCATCAGTTGAATTATCAGATATTACAATTAATCTATAATTAATCTTAGTAGATGCAATAATTGACCATACACAATTTTTTAAGTATTCTAATCTGTTATATGTAACAATGCATATATCTACTGGTTGATTTTTCATATTATTTTATATTTTTTAGTTATTTTAAATTTATCTATTTTCGAAGTCTGCCTATCATTAATAATACTCTTTAAGCGTAATCTATATGCAGTATTGAATCCATGATTTTTACTATTTGTAATACTATCTGAATGCAATCGTCTAAGATATGTGACATTTTCTGAATGTTTACATTTTAATCCCATTATATTAAATCTATTTTTTAAATCAGAGTCAGCTGCACATCTCCATCCTTCGTATCCATTAATTAACATAAAATCACTTTTATTAAAAATAATTACACCATCTGGATTATATGTCTTTATGACCTTATTTTTATTAGGATGATTAAAATTATTTCCCCTAGCTATAACAAAGTCACTTCCATTTTTTATTTCCATAAGATTGTCCTCTATAAAATTACTAAGCATAATATCATCTGCACCAAATATTGAAATATATTCTCCGGAGCTAATACTTATTAATGTATTAAATACAAGATAAGGTCCATTATTTTCATTAAATGAAACTAGTTTTAAATTGTGTATATTATCTTTAAATTTAATGACTTCATTAAGAGTATCTTCACAATTATCTATTCCTAATATTATTTCGTAATTATTATAGAGTTTAAAGTAACTTTGGTTAACTACTGACATTATACATTCCTCAATATATTCACTGGCATTAAAAGCTGATATAATTATAGATATTTTAGTATTCATCAGTTATTTGTTTTTAAATTTCCTCTTTTAATAGTTATATTATCTCCATGTATCACCCATTCAGTAAATCCTTCTCCTAATGATATAACATTTGGAGTGATTTCATACATTTGACCATGTTGCCTTTCGTTAATATGATTAGTAACTGTCTTTTGGCATAATGATAAGTGCATCGAGCATCTCTTATTATGATATGCCCTTAACTTTTTCTTTTCATTAGTATGATACATTCTCTGAATTGGTTGAGATTGTATTAGAAATGAACTCCACTTCTTAATATTGTTATTATATTGATTTTGAATCGCATTAACATAATTAGGAGACATCCAATCATCACAATCGTGCCTAGTTTGTATTTCAAAATTATTATTGATTGCATACTTTACAAATTCTGCAAGACTGTAAACTGCTTTGAATGGATAATCTAATTCTCTTTTTAGTAAGACTTCATCTTCTTTTCTAATCATCAAAACCCAAGTGAAATTTTTACAAGATTGGGATTTTAAACTTGGGATTAATATTTCCTTAGTCAATACAAGATACTTTTTCATTAGTTCTTTATCATCAAAGAATATCCTAGTAAATATTAGGTGTTTCATAATATCATAGTTTTTTAAGTTCTATTAACTGTGGAGTGATTGGAACTGGCCATTTTTTAGTCTTTCGAATGCGCTCGGCAATTTTTTTTCGCTGAATTGACTGATATCCTGTTGATGAATTTTGTGTTAAACTCATAGGATGGATGCGTCTGTAAAAAAGACCTTGGTTTAAATTTAAACTTAAAATTCTATTTGCATCACATCTCTTCATAAATTCAGTATCAGCTGCAAATTCCCATGATTGAAAACCGCCAGTTGATTTAAAGATTTTTACTGGAATGAAAAATACTCCGTGTGCAACAGATTGATTTTTTTGATTTGTAATAAGATGATTTTCCCCATCTTTAAAATTAAAGTATGAAAATCGAATAGGCCTTGATCCATTATTATAAGATAAGATAATTGATAGTGAGTCATTTGTCATTATGTCGTCGGCATCAAAAAAAAGCAAATTATTAGTTTTTGCATGTATTGATAGCGAATTTCTAAGAATATACGGTCCAACTTTTTTCTCTGAAAAAAATATGGATAACTTTGAATATTTTTCCTTTATTTGAATAAGTTTATCTAGAGTAGTCTGACAATTGTCAATTCCAACAAGAATTTCAATATTTTTGCCTTGTTTTTCTATTGAATCTAAACATTCTTCTATGTAGTCTTGTGCGCGATATGCCGGAATGATAATAGAAATATCTGAAATATCTATGTTCAAATTTACTGGAGTCGGATCAGCTTGTGATACTATTTTTTGATTAGATGCGATTACTTTCTTTCTATTAATTGGACGCATACTAAATTTATTAGAAGTTTGGTTATAATTTGCCCAATACTGATTTATCTTTATGTATTTCTGACTATCGTTAAACGTATTAAAAATAATCGCCTTCATCGTCTTTGAATCATTCATAAAGAGATGGTACCTGTTGTCTCGATAATCAAAAGAAGTCTTAAAAAGATAGCTCTCACAAATTTTAGGATCACTAAGATTGCTTATAATGCTTGATTTGACATCATTTGATGGAAACCAATTAGCAAATCTTTCATTTAAGTATATAAAGTCAATCGTATTTTCTAAAATGACAGATTTTTCTGAATCAAGAAGATCGGCAACGCTATTAATGAAGACTGACGTATTTGAAAAATAGATTGTTTTTATAGGAAGAGAAACTACTCCAAGCGTTAATAACTTATGTAATTCAGAAGTGTTTGATCGGTTTTTTTGAAACAGATCATTGATTTCTTTATAGTGATATAGATCGACAACAACTATCTTGTTATACAGATTTTTTAAGAGATCAGCTGATCTTTTTGAAAGAGGCAGTTTTGGATGAGAAAGCAGATAAATCGTTCCATCAAACCACGTATTAGTCTTTAAAAAAGTAAAGATTGATGTTCGAGTTAGGTGAAGCGTACGATCACTAGCCGTCGTAGATATGTTTATTTTAGTTTCTTCCATAAAATTGATTTAAGTCAAATTTTGTGTCGACGTCAATAACATCAGGCACGCTAAAAAATATGGTGTCCTTTGAATAAAGGTTTCGATTTAATCTATTTATAGAGGCTGGTGTGAATATTGAAATATAGTGACTTATTTCAAAGCAAGGAGGATACGTCTGTCGACGATATTCATCGTGTTGAACCACTTGCTCTCCAAACATTCCGTCGACTCCTCTTTCATACATATAGAGATATGGATGTGACTTGATCTCCTTTCGACACAGCAGAGAATCGCATAATCCCATATCGTAATATTCTATAAATAGCTCAACGGCCTCCTCTATATGTGACCAAGTTCTTTCTGGATAGGTCAAGTATAGCATTACAATAGGTTCATCAGGATCCGCCTTAATATTAGATATTGCATGAGTCATGACATCACGAATTGAAGTATCATCTTCAGCTAAATCGGTCGGGCGATCAATTATGTTAAATGGATAATCACCAGCATATTCCATTATTTTATGGTCATCCGTTGTTACCCACACAAGATCATAAAATTCTTTTGGAACGATGTCTGATGTGTATTGAAACAGCTGACGATTCTTAAATGGAAGCCCCTTTGATCCCTTTCTTGCAGGAATTATTATTTTCATAGCTTTTCGAATTCGTCTATTGTTATTCTAGGCAGGTCCAGCTTACTGACTTGGCTTAAATTATATAGGTCGGCTCCCCCATCTTTCAAAGTCTTTAACATGAGCCGATATGATGAATTTACCCGTTTTAGGTAATTCATCTTAATGACTGGGTGTGAACCGTCTCGAGGGTTATAGAAGTGCCCATCAGTAAAATCGACTCCAACTATGCCTATTTTTCTAGCACCAAGTCGATAAGCAAGGCCTAGAGCAACATATGGAGAATTTACAAAATGATCGATTCTATCGGGGTGGCGGATTGACGCTTTGCCTTTTTCACCCAGATCAAAGTGAACCATATTGGGGTGTCTCCAGCCCTTAGCACAGGTAAAAAGATGATTGGCTCCTGAAGAATTAATAAAGCCCTGCCGCTTTAAATTGAATCTATGCGGAGAGTCAGTTATTAAGAGATAGGTTGGGTCGAAGAGTTGTGGAACATCATTTACTCCAATTGTGATAAACTTTTGATGATGTTCTTTAAAGTCCAACAGAGATATTCCACATCCGCAGACCACTATTTTTGAATCTGGATGGATATCGATAAAATCTCTAAGACGTTTAATTATCTTCGCCACATAGATATATTATTTTAGAACCCTTGTCGTTTTTATTATACAAGAGATAAGGCAAAAAGTTTAGTTGCACTTGAAAGATTATTACAAAATTTTAGGAAGTGGGCAGAATGCCACCCAGGAAGAGATAAAAAAGGCATATCGTAAAGAAGCGATGCAATGGCACCCAGATAAAAATGCAGGTGACGAAGAAGCGGCTGAACGCTTTAAGGAAGTGGCCGAGGCATACGATACGCTAAGCACGATCGAAAAAAGAAAAGCCTATGATTCCTCAAGAAAGGGTCCAACTGGAGAAAAAACAGGCCGACGTGCCTCAGGGTTTGGTTTTGAGGATTGGGTGAATAATTTCAAAGGAGATTTCGGAGGAGGACGCTCTAATCAAGAAAGAAGAAGAAGTCAAGGCAGAACACACTCGACTCCTCCACAAACGGCTCACCTAGACATTAATTATGGAGTAACCATGAGCTTTGTAACGGCATTTAATGGAGGAGAAGTAGAGGTAAGTTTCGATAGGGACAAAATTGAACTTTCCAATACTAGAGAATTTATTAAGACTAGGGAAACTCGAAAAATTACCATAAATGTAAGATTACGGGACCAGTTTTTACCCATTGTTAAGGAAGGAGATCGATATTCTGCAAAGGTGAGGGTTGCAAACCTGGGTAATGAAGATATTCATGAATTTGAGACTATTTTTGGAGACAGGGAAAAAATGCCCATATTTGGAGATCTTTATGTGACCATTAATTTTGAAATGCCCGACAATATTCAATTAGAGGATCGGACCGTCGTGCAGTGGATTGAAATACCACTAAGTAAATTATTGGTAGAGGGAGAAAAAATTAGGATTGAAACTATTTTCGATAAAAAATATGATGCACAGATCTATGTTCCGGAGACAATAAGCAATCTTAAATTTGTGTTAAAGAGTTCTGGTCTAATTACAATGGATGGATCGCATGCGCCATACATAGTAAAATTCAAGGTAAAAACTCCAGATATCACTAAGCTTAAGAAAAAGGATCGAGATAATTTCTTAAATTACTTGCTAGAACTAGAATAATTTCTGTGATTTTTTAGCAGAGCCTGCGATAAATAATAAAAAAATTGTAGACTTTGACTAATTTACCTAGCACAGTAGATAATCTTGGCGCAGATACTGTCCTAATCATTGAAAATGTCAATGAAGCACTTAGTGTTAAATCATCGGGTGCCAGTGGAACAGTATTAGAGGGAGTCTGCGCAGTATTCGGTCAAATGAATAACAATCGCAGGATCTACGAAAAAGACGAATATCTTCCTCACCTAAGTTATCTAAAGGATAAAATTGAAAAGCGTCAGCTAGTAGGTGATCTTGATCACCCTCAACATTTTGACGTGACTCTAAAGAGTGCATCGCACATCATCGAAGGACTTGAATACGACGGAGGAGATCGTGTAAACATTAAGGTTCGTATTCTTGAAAACACACCTAACGGAAAAATTGCAAAGGCTTTATTAGATGGTGGAGTAAATCTCTCAGTCTCTTCAAGAGCCGCAGGTCAGGTAAACGAAAGCGGTAAGGTAAAATTACAACGCATCTTTACTTACGATCTTGTCGGGGAACCTGGATTTACTGAAGCAATCTTAAGAAAAACCGTGAATGAATCGCTTAAGAGTGAATTCGATATTATCACTGAAAGTTATAATCACCTAAAGGAAACATCCGTCATAGAAAAACAGGGACTAGAAGATATTTCCGAAAATTTAGGATACGGTGATAATTTAAAAATTTATCGAATAAATAAATCTGATAAAACGTTAGGACTTTCGTTCAACGAATCATCGAAACCACAAAAAAATAATAACACGATGGCCGAATTTGTAACTAAGGAGCAAATGGACCAATATTCTGAAGTTCTAAAAAATCAGTTTACTAAAATGAAAACTGAAATGAGACAACAGAAGCAATTGCTTGAATCTGCTCAAACCGCAAACGATAGCGTAGATCAAGCTAAACTGGTTGGATTTGTTAATTATCTAGCTGAGCAGTTGGAGGGAGTCGTTAACTACGCAGATTATCTTTCGAACAAGCTCAATGAATCTATTAGATATTCAGAGCACGTTGCTGAGACGACTAACAACTCGATCGACTACTCTAATTACATTGGAGAAAAACTAAATCAAAGCATTGGCCATCAGGACTATTTAGCAGAAAAATTAGATCAATCTATTAACTATGCTGAATACTTAAAGGAGAATCTTACTAAGTCGATCAAATATCAAAACTATTTGGCAGAAGAACTTGATAAAGGTCTTCAATATACTGAATATGTTGCAGAAGGAGCAAATCGCGGAATCGAATTTGCAGAATATCTTTCTGAAAACATTAATCAAAACCGAGAATATTCTCAGTATGTCGCTGAAAAGTTAGGACAAACCATTGGTTACACTGAATACATTGCTGAATCACTAAATGAAGGAGCAGTCGTAGGAGGAAAACGTAACGTAATGAATGGAATCAATAAGCTAGACGAGAGCGCATCGATTGATGCACTAGTTTCTAAAGTTGATCGAGTAATAACAGAAGTTACTAACTCTTCTTCAAAAGCAGTTCTTGAAAGCAGATATCCATTCCTAAAGGTATTGAGCAATGCTAAACAAAAAGCGTTCTTCAACCTTGGATCATCGACTAAACAAGCTGTGGTTGAAGCACTTAATGCGTCGGTATGGTTTAACGAAAACGATGTGACTTCGATCATTGAATCAGTGATCAATCATGAAAGCGCAAATATTCCGACCGTAGTTAAATTTATGCCTGACGAATACAAAGCAGTTTGGTCGGAGATGAATGAGAGCGAAAAAGCGAAAATATTTGCAAAATCGCAGTTATATAACTTAAACTCTCCTTATTCTGTTAAATCTTTCTGGGATGAACAAGATCTTAGAGGTATCATGGAAAGAGTAGAAATTGAAAAGCACAATAATAAGATGCAAAAACTCAACGAAAGCCAAAGTACAGAGGGCCTAGTACCTGTTAATCAGGTTGTTGAGATGCAGAGAGGTTACTCTCAAAACTACTTAGAAATGTTGCAACGCCAAGCGGCATATCGTAAGTAAAACAACAAAAAAAAAAAATCAACTTAAAAATGGCACGTACTAAAGTTTTTAAACGTTCGAGCGACCAGAAGTTGGTGAACACTTGGAAGCCTGTACTTGAAGGTTACGGAGCAAACCTTGAAAAAACTCCTTGGTTGGCTGAGTACGCTCACAACCACGCGATTTTTGACAATACTGCACCGATCTTTGAGCAAGCAACTGCTCCAGGTCTGTTCTTCCAAACTCCTAACTCGTTGGGCGGTTACATGGGAGCTCCAACAGCTCCATTACAAAATCAGACTCCATTCTCAGCAGGAGCAAAGAATTCTTACGCTGATTCTGGTTCTGGTGACAAGTTCCCTTCTCTACTTCCAGTAGCGATCCAAGTTGCAGCTAAAACAATCGGTTTCGACCTTGTTCCTGTTGTACCAATGGATTCTCCAGTAGGATTCCTTCCTTACTTGGATTACGTATATGCTGGTGGTCGCACGGACACGGACAGTGATCCTTACATGATTAAGGTCACAGGACTTACTGCAGACGATTTCCCTAATGCGGTCGCTGGTGATACAGTAACTGTTTCAGGCGCCGGCGCCGGCCTCTTCGTTCTAGACTTAGTGGGTTACTCAAGAGTAGACGGATTCCTTATCCTTAAAGTGGTATCTGATGCAGGTACAAACACTCTAAGCGGTGCATTGGAAGGAAACACCTTGACCATTGCTGGTGACACTTCAGCTGCAGTTGCGACTGGAGCGGTTGGCCTAGTATCTGCTCTTGAAAACCATATTTCTGGTTTCTCTGGAGTTTCTGATGCGAATTATGCAACTCAAGACTTCCAAGGTCCTTACCTACCTACTACAGGTTCGCTTCCTACTAACATGAGACGTGAGGATTCAGAAGTTTCTAGGTTCCGTCAAATGGGTCTAAGAATGTTCACTAAGTTTGTTGAGGCAGAATCTGATCAAGTTTCTATCTCTGCAACTGTTGAGCAGATCCAAGACCTTAACCGTGTATGGAACTACGACGTAATCTCTATGTTGGAGAACGTTGCAGTTAACGACCTTGCACAATCAATCAACAAGCGTCTTGTTGACCGTGTGTTCCAGCTTGCTGATACTCACTCAGACGAGATTGATCTAGTTGAAGGTACAGGTCTTACTACACTAGACCTCGCAACTGGCGCAGGTGGATTCGAGAACGTATCTACATTACAAAGACGTCTGGTTACCAAGATCCTTGAACTTGCTAACCTTATCTACCACAGAGGACGTTTCGGTGCAGGTACATTCCTAGTAACAAACGGACGAGTTGCTTCTGCACTTGCTGATGTTGCTGGTTACTCAATCGCACAGGTTCCAACAGATATGGCTGGTGTAGCCGGTAACCTTTACCCAGCTGGTAAAGTTTACGGAGTTCAAGTATATGTTGACCCTAACTTGAAGTTTGGTGATTCACGTATCATGATCGGCCGTAAAGGTGCTGACGAAGAACCAGGAGTTAAATTCATGCCTTACATCATGGCTGAGTCTCTTCAAACAATCTCTGAGGGTACTTTCTCTCCTAAGATTGGAATGAAGTCTCGCTATGCTATCACTGAGGCTGGATGGCACCCAGAAACACAATACGTTTCTATGAACGTTGTTGGTGATCTAGGTGTTCTTACTGGAGGTGTTGCGCCTGCAAACTTCAGCTAATCTTAACCCTTAGCATAAAAGAAAAGAGGATCTTTTTTAGGTCCTCTTTTTTTGTTTATAGAGATAAATAATTTAGAATGAAAGATTCTGACAAAATAATTTCCTTTGATTCTTTTATCAAGATCACTGACTCATTATCGGGTCCAGTAAAAAAGAAGGATCGTCCGATGGACGCACCGGAAAAGTCTCATGATAGGGCAAAAGAATATTTGAGTTACTATAAGAATCTTAGTCCAAAGGGATTCAAGGTCACCAGAAAGGATAATTTGATAATCATTGAGGTTCCAGAAAGAAAAAAGAAATAAGTTATGATATCTTTAGCAAGCGCCCTATTGGGTACATTAAATCAATTTAAGATTTTACCCTGGCAGACTCAGTCATATGCTCGCCATAAAGCCTTCGGTAAGGTGCATGGTAATCTTACTGATCTTGCAGATAAGTTCGTTGAGATCTATATGGGAAAATACGGGAGAGTCGTGGTCACGCCGAATGATACGATAGTATTAAGTAATATCGGTGAAATGAGCATTGATGAGTTTTTAGAATCATTTATAAAGTTTATGATTGATTTTTGTGAACAACTGGACAAAACGATGGATAGCGATCTTTTAAATTTAAAGGACGAAATGATTGGAGAAATCAATCAATTAAAATACTTACTCACCCTTAAATAACTTGTCTCCAACTCGAAGGTATCCATAAATGATCACATGCAGGTGGTATACACAAAGCACCAATATCGCAAAGGTCTCAAACCAATAAAGATTCGTAAAAAGCCCAACGGGTACGGATGCTAAATAGATCCAAAGATAATATCTAAATTTACGCAGACTTAATAAACCGATTGCGCTGCTTATAAAAAAGACGGCGGCGGTTGCGTTATGTAACGAAGGATAATAATTTATTGACAATGCAGTCAATAACAACAGAGATATGCCTGGAATCTGCCAATGTTTTGTGCCAAAAAAGAAATAACTGACCATTGCATTGGTTAAAATAAAGACGGGCTGCATATCAGTATTCCATGACTTAGAGATAGAATCAATCGGCCCAACTGTAAAGTGTATTAGAAATGGGGCAATTGTCGAAAAAACAACGACGAATATTCTTTTTAAGATTTCATAATTCATTAAGCATAGTTATAATCAATTAGTCCAACATCCTTTGCTGCCTTGGCCCACATGTGATTCTTCCAAGCGTGGAAATAATCATCAGGTCTATTATATTTACCCATTGAGTAAACGATGTATTTGTAAAATATATCTGCAGCATCAGCTGTTGAAATGTTCGATTGTAACTTGCCAAATGTAGTTGGTCCCATTTCATCCTTAATGAATTGCATCATAGTTAGGATGGTCTTATCAACTGTTCCAACTATCTTGCCGTCCTTATACACACCGGCTTCTTTCAGTTTTTCTAATAACTTATCACGACGAACTCCCTGCCAGCTGATAATTCCAAAATTCGTCTTGCTGTTTTTTGGATCTACGTGAGGAGTTGCGATCGTTTCCCATTTAAAACCATTTTCTCGACCGACATTACCCAATAGGACGGCGATCGAATTATTGGACATGCCTAGAGTCTTACCTGCTTTTTTAATGGCATTGACCACTTCCTTACGTTGATTGAAGTTTTTTTGAATATAGTGCTTTGCCATATTAAAGTTTGACTCATCGTTTTCTGTTTCAAGAGGCAACTTTGGTTTTTCGTATGTCTTGTAAGTCTTATTGTATTTCTTATTTAAGGCAGCAACGCTTTCCTTATTTTCAACCCAGTGCCAAACATTTTTGTTTTTAGTATCTTTTTTTTGATATTGCCAGCCCCCACCAGAAGCAATTCGATAGATATGATTGGGACGACTATCAATAGTATACTCAGTCGGTTCAGAGGAAGACTCTGTTGCCTGTTCGTATATGCTTAGCCACTTATTGAAATTAGAAATCACGCTTATTGGTTTCTTTTTATTATTTATCGAACTTTACTAAAATAAAAAGGGAGCATAAGCTCCCTTTAGAGTAAATAATTCTATCACATATCTCAGTCTATCTTGACTTTTACAGATGGGCCAATTGATGTGAAATGTATACTAGAGTCGACTGTGATTGTTTTTCGGTCCGGATTCGCCTTCCAAAACTCATGCCGAATCACTTGAATAATATCGAAGGCCTGTCGACATGATTCGTCTACATCCGGATGGTGTATTCCATAGCTGGCATTACCAGATCGATAATTGTCACTACCGGTGGCTTGACATGCAATTTCTCCACCAAGTATACGAATTGCGTCTCGAATCTCATGGACCTTACTCCAATCTGGTGCATGTTTAACAGAATCAACGTCGGTCCACTCACGAATTTCCTCACCATTGCCCCAACTACCCCTCGTTTTGATCCAGCCGTCTCCGATCTCAATCACCTCACCACGAAGAGTACGATCGCCGACCTCTAGGGGACGATCTAGTGAAAATCTTTTTTCAATTACATTATCTATAGTCGGATGATCTAGGATCGTCCAGAATTGAAGGATTCCTATTCTGGAATAGAGATCTAATGCTCGCTGGATAAGATGCAGCTGATCATTAGTCAATTCAATTTTTGCCATTACATTAATATTAAAGTAAATGAGGTTTTGCTTCGGTTTGCCCGGCTTGGGTAACGGTAACCCATTTTGGATGAAATGAATTGAGATCAGCCGCACCGGCATATGATAATGCTGATTTTAATCCATCGGTTAATTTAGTAAAAGTTAAGTTTGCCTCAAACTTATAGGGCACAATGGTAGATTCACCCTCAATGTGTCGAACCGACTGGTTGTGAGCAGATTTGGTTTCAGCAGATGCGGATCCTCGATATTTTTTATAGAATCGTCCGTCGCGTCCATCAATAAGATCTCCAGGAGATTCCTTAGTGCCTGCTAATAAAGAACCTAACATAACACTACTTGCGCCAACGGCCAAGGCCTTTGCTATATCGCCGCTGGTTCGAATACCGCCATCTGCCATGACAGGTACCTTTGCCGCACTGACCACATCAATAAGAGAAGTAACGTTTGGAATCCCAAAACCCGTTTGAATTCTAGTGGTGCAGAGGGAGCCTCCGCCTATTCCAACTCGCAAGCCATCCGCTCCAGCGTCCTGTAAAAATTCAGCGGCTTCTCGGGTTGCGATATTACCTGCAATGATGTCGACTCGCTCATTAAGATTTGTTTTACACCACTTGACCATGTCATAAACCTTTTGATGGTGCCCATGCGCAACATCGATGAGAAGTATGTTAGCGCCATGTTGAACAAGGGCTTCGGCACGCTCCTTATCTTCTTCTTGGACACCAATTGCAGCCATTATTGGAATAAGATCGATTTCAGAGTGCCAATCATCAAACATAATTCCCCAGTCTTCGAATGGACCCCCATTACCGTCTCCATAAATCATTTGATGTAACCACTTTACCTGAGCGGCCTGGTCTCCAATCGTCATGAATCGATGTATACAGCCGACTCCCCCATTAAGGAATATTTCGAATGCCATTTCCTTTTCACAGACTGTGTCCATTGGAGACGCAACGAAAGGTCGCATAATACCATATCGACGGCTAACTAGGGTACGAAGATTGATGTTTTTTCGGGTCCGTATTTTTGAATACTCCGGAACCAATTGAATGTCATCATAAGTTAATGCTGTTCGCATAATATATCAAGTATTAATAGATTTTACTGAGTGATTTCTTTAAGTCAAGCAAATCGCTTTTATACATTTGAGCAGGTTCTTTCTTTTTTACTTCATCAAGCTCAATTTGTTTTTGATGCTCATTAGAAAGCAGCTCCTCATATTTTTCTTTAGTTAGGGTATGAATGGGCATATTAAGAAGATAGTTATATGAACCGTCGATCTCATCAAAATTATCTGTTTGAAGATAAAGAATGATTTGACTCTTTGGAACATTATTCACTTTTAGCTTACCGTCAATGATTGCTTTAATAAATCTAGCACGATTTGAAAGAACCATTAATTCATGTTCAAGAGTAGAGATAAGATGAGCTTTTCGTTTATCATAGTACTTTAATCTAAAATCGACAAAGTATTCAATAATCTCAGCAGGTCGATCAAATACTCGAAGATTACCGTTTTCATCAAGCACAGTAAGGTTTTCGGTCTGACGCTCCTCCATCTTAAGAAATCTAGTGAGACGGTCCCCTTTTTCAAGATCAGAAAGATCTTTTCGTCTAAACTTAAGTATGTAATTTACATCGGATTTACAATTATTTTCATAGTCAACCACCTTATTTTCATCCGATAGCTTATTTAGATAAGTATCAAATTTTTCATAGGTCATAGATGGAGGAAGTTCAGTTATTTCGACTGTTGTCGTATTCTTAACATCAAACGTTCCTTTAAATGTCCAAGACGACGGTTTCTCAGGGTCCTGAATACGCTCTCCAGAATAACCAAAGTACCATGGAGCAGGTTCCTTAAACTTTTTACCATCAAGGCGTTTAAGGCAGCAATCGATTAGATCGAGCGGATTGCGGTTTAGAATATTGGTTGCAAAACCGACTGCGATACCGCTCCCACCATTTAGCAATACGGTCGGAATGATAGGTAAAAAATATTCGGGCTCGATTTCATTGCCTTCCTCATATCTAGGAGTCAGGAGCTCAAAATCCATGTAGAGCTGTCTGAAGTTTGGATGCAGTTTAGTTGAGATATATCGAGGCGCACCGGCTTCTGGCGATCTTAGTGAACCGAACTGGCCTATTTCCTCCAATACTGGCATTGAGTTTTTAAATTTTTGTGCCATTCCCACAATGGCAGCATTAAGAGATCCATCGCCATGGTGGTAATGAGCGTCCGATGCGACCTTACCTGCCAACTGAAATATCTTAAGGGCCTTTTCATTACCTTTTCGCCATACCTTATTTGCAACAAATATTACTTTACGCTGAGTCGGCTTAAATCCATCTATAACTGATGGAATTGCTCGATGCTCAATAACGTATTTTGCATATTCATGATAATCATCATCAAGGTATTCAGTAATTGACTTTTTTGTGACTTGTTGCTTTGCCATATTAACTTAAAAGTTTTTCTTTTCTAGGAGCAGAATCGTTTCCAAACCAGATTTCTAAGGAATCTCTATGTTCTTTATCGTTTGTGAGCTGCACGACTCTTGGATTTCTAATAATTTCTTCATATTCAGAATCCTCAAGCGCAGCTAGACCCTTTTTATATTCTATCTGCCAATTAGAACTTTGGTTTTTGTTTAACCACTCGTTAAATTCAGCATTGGTATAGAAATTCTTCACAGTCGCTCCTCGTTTTGCAACAACCAATGGTGTCATTACTTTATAGACTCGGCCCTGATCAAAAAGCTCTGGCCAAAATCTATTAAAGAAATTTATTAGAAGCGCAGCGATCGAATTTCCATCAGGATCAGCATCAGTATAGAGATAGATTCGACCGTACCGTAATCCAGTCGGTTCTTCACCTAATTTTAGACCAAGCGATGCCATTAGCTGGACGGCCTCATCATTTTTAATGATATCGGAGCTCTTCATATCGCTAACGTTGATGAATTTTCCTTTTAATGGAAATGCACCGATTGTTTGAGTATCCCTAAATTTTCTCACGGCAGATAGGGCAGATAGTCCCTCATAGATGCCCAATATGCAAATTCCTCGATCCACTTTACGTTGAGCATCAATGAGTTTTGGGCTTTTGTTTTTATCTAAATTCTTGTTGAGTTTTCGAAGTTCTGCTCTCTCTTGAGCCATCTGTTTTTTCTCGATCCAATCAAGAATAGAGGCGACTATTTCTGATTTGAAAACAAGTCGAGCCGTTTTTTCAGCAACACTGTGAGTGGTTCCAAAGTCTTTTATCTCAGTGATCAGCTTTTCTTTAGT